AGAACTCCTTCTTCTTCAAGAGGAACTAATTCTCCTTGATTGCAAAATAGACACTGTTCTGAATCCATAACATATTCTTGTATATGCATCGTTTCGTTAACACCCACATTTTTCCAATAGTTTTGATAAATACGCTTCGACAGATTGTATTTATCACTATTCAAATCGCTGCTCTCTTTCGTATTCCCTTTGATCTTAAAAAAATTGTTTATTGACGTCTTATTGATCACATTTTCACCCGCATTGATTTTTTGTTTTTCTTCGTAATAATGAAAAATATATTTCGAATTATTCAACAAATACGTTTGCTTGCTTTCTTGTAATTTTTTCATTTCTTGCTTTTTCGTTTTTATTGAATCAATCAAATCATAATATTTCTCATTTTTGCGTTGCTTTGTATTTTTGGCTATTTCTGTAAGTTCATTAATTTCATTTTGAAGATTGGGTATAGACTCGTTTTCAATAACATAATACATTTGCATAATATCGTTGTGTTTTTCATCTATAGTTTGTAATTGCGGTTTTTTCTTATCCATTATACAAAACTTTGTTCTATTGTTTAAATTGATTTATGTATTCACAACAAATAAATCGTTGTTTTTATTGTTTTTATAACATTTTGAAATTGTTACTATATCACACCATGTAGTAACAATAATAATTTCTTTTATTTATTTTTTATTTTTTGTTAGTACATATGTAGTGTATATTTTTTTCGTGCGAAAAATTAAAATGTTTAGGCATTTTATATTGAGAAATGGCAGGAGCTCTTATGCAAATCGTCGCTTATGGTGCCCAGGATCTTTTCCTGACAGGTACCCCTGAAATTACATACTGGAAGGTGTCTTACAGACGCCACACAAACTTCGCAATGGAGAGTATTGAACAGACATTCCAAGGACAAGCCGATTTCGGTCGACGTGTAAGTGCTGTGCTTTCCAGAAATGGTGATCTTGCTTACCGCACTTACTTGCAGGTCACACTTCCTGAGATCAACCAACAAATGAAAAATACTTCTGGATCACACAGGGATGTCTATGCCCGTTGGTTGGACTACATTGGTGAGCAAATGATTGCCCAAGTTGAGGTTGAGATTGGAGGACAACGCATTGACCGCCAATATGGTGACTGGATGCACATCTGGAACCAACTCACCATGAGCTCTGAGCAACAAAAGGGATACTGGAAGATGATTGGTCACACCACACAGTTGACCTACATCACAGACCCTGGATTTGCTGCTGTTGCTGGACCTTGTGCCGGATCTGGAGGACCTGCCCAGGTTTGTGCTCCTCGTAACGCACTTCCTGAGACAACACTTTACGTTCCTCTTCAGTTCTGGTTCACAAAGAACCCTGGACTTGCTCTTCCTTTGATCGCTCTTCAATACCACGAAGTCAAGATCAACTTGGATATTCGTCCTATTGGAGAATGTCTATGGGCAGTCGGTGCTCTTTCCGGAAGTGGAACTATTTCTGTTACCCAGGCTTACCAACAATCCCTTGTTGCTGCTTCGCTCTACATCGACTACATCTTCCTTGATACCGATGAGCGCCGCAAGATGGCCCAGAACCCACATGAGTACTTGATTGAGCAACTCCAATTCACTGGTGACGAATCTGTCGGATCTTCATCCAACAAGATCAAGCTCAACTTCAACCACCCATGTAAGGAGCTCATCTGGGTTGTTCAACCCGATGCCAACGTTGACTACTGTGCATCTCTTGAAGGAGGACAAACCCTTTTCAAGACTCTTGGTGCTCAGCCATTCAACTACACAGATGCCATTGATGCTCTTCCTAACGCTGTTCATGCGTTCGGATCACCTGACTCTGTTGGTGCTTCTGATGCTTTCATCACATCCAGTGGTCTTTTCCAACAACCTGGAGCTGTTGGAGTTGTTGAACAAGCAACAACCACATGGAGTGGTGATTTCGCTGGTAGTGGTTCCGACCTTGCTGGTGTTTCTGATGCTGGAACATTCGTTCTTGCTGAGACCGCTCTTGACATGCATTGCTGGGGAGAGAACCCTGTTGTCACCGCCAAGTTGCAGCTTAACGGACAAGACCGATTCTCCGAGCGTGAAGGATCCTACTTCGACGTTGTCCAGCCATACCAGCACCACACACGTGCCCCCGATACTGGTATCAACCTTTACTCCTTCGCCCTTCGCCCAGAAGAGCACCAACCCTCTGGATCATGCAACTTCTCCAGAATCGACAACGCTGTTCTTCAGCTTGTTCTTTCTTCTGGAACTGTTGCTGGTACAAGCACTGCCAAGGTCAGAGTTTACGCTCTCTCTTACAATGTACTAAGAGTGATGAGCGGTATGGCAGGTATTGCGTATAGCAATTAAGTAAAAGGCATGGCAGGTTTAGCAATATTTATACTAATATCTTTCAATTAAAATATTAGTTATTTATTTTTTTATAATGGCTCACATAATTACGTTAAGAAAATTGAAATTTTATATTGAATTAGAATATCATAACCTAATTAAAAATGGAACAGCAATTGAAAAAGTATGATATTGTGGAAAAATTTGGCGGTCATAAAAAGAATACCGGAAGTGCAGCAGGAATTATAAAAAATCAACTATATAAAGTTTTAGAAAATGGAACTGAAAAAATATTGATGCACTGTGAAAAAGATGCGTTCTGTATTTTATGTCCCGCGAGTTATCAAAAAGTTTTAGATTATGAAAAAGAAAAAAACAATGGAGAGAAAATAACATTTCATGCACATACAAATGGTTATATAACTGGAAAATCCTTATACATTCACCAAATTATAATGGGATGTTACCGTAATGGAAAAGGAACAAAAAACATAAGTGTAGATCATATAGATCGCAATCCATTAAATAATACATTAGATAATTTACGTATTGCAACAATGAAAATGCAACAAGAAAATTCTCATGGTATTATACCAGGAACAAAACGTGAGAGAAACCATCATGCTCAAGATTTACCTGAAGGACTTGAACAAAATATGATTCCAAAACATGTAACCTATATGACAAACGTGTATAACAAAAAAAAAGGACTAACCCGAGAATATTTTCGTATTGAAAATCATCCAAAAATGCCAAAATCATATGACGGTTGTAAGTCTATAAAAAAGACTATCTTTGAAAAATTAGATGAGATAAAAATAATCATTGAAAATTTAGAAAATGATATACTACCAAAAAGTAAAAAAGAAGAAGCTGGATTACCTCAATATGTAAGATTGGTTGAAAAAGAAGATAAAAAAACTCTTGTTTACGAGAAACGAACAAAAACGATGAGAGAAAATTTAAAAATGGCTTTACCACCTATTTTTGATTTAGACGAGCAGGTTGCAATTTTGTTGGAAAAAGTAAACATCAAATATTCACATTAACAATATTCATCATGCATGGAATGGCTGGAATCGCAAATAAAGGAAAAAATAAAATTATTTAAATTTTTAATAATTAAATATTTAACAAACTAATCTATCATTAATACTACGAATAATGCGAGGGATGTCATCAACCGAAGACATTTCCCATCCATCACCTTGCAAAAATCCTTGAATATACTGTGTAAAATTTCCTTTGTATGGGTCAATAATGAGTTCGTATAGTTTTTTTTCGTTTTCCATTAAATAACTATACTCAATCGCCTGCGTAGCACAAGTTCCATATGCCTGTGTTGAACAATAGATCACCAAATTACATCGCTTTATAGTACTGCAAATCTCTTGTGTGTTCTGATTCGGATCCGTTTTTGTAATTTTTATGTTTTGCGATTCTAATTTTTCAATAATAGTACCTACCATGTTGTCTTTGTCGATGAATTTGGAAGACAATGAAATGTGAATGTGAAAATTTGAATTAATACTAGTTGTTGCTCCCATTTTCTTTATATAGAATGTTATCTTTATAATGGTTTTAATTTATTTACATAAATTTCAATTTTTTAGAGATATATAAATGGGTTGAAACTTTTATAATAATTGAAATAAAATACATTAGAACCTGTATAAATATATCGTTGTATACTTTATACATTATGCTACTACTATTCCTGTTATGTCTTCCTGTACAAGGATGGATTTCTATGAAACAGGGAGATCCTCCAAAATTGTGGAATTTTGTCAGTGGAAACTTAAAACACTCTGCTAAAAACTGGTTCATAAACCGAGCTGAAAAATCAGGTATTCCATGGCACGATATTACCAATTCATTCGAAAACGATATGGAAATATTACAATCTTATAAAATCAGTTGTGAAAATACAAATATTGAATATCCAAATTATTATACACAACCCTTTCACGGATACGATTTAGGAAATTTAGAATGGAAAGCTGCGGTAGAAGCTGCTGCTGCAACACTCAGTGTTTCTGCGACCTATTGGGATGATGTAGACGCAATCACAGCAGAAAAATGGATGAGATATAACGCAACGGATACCATTAAAAATTATGTTTATCATCATATTCATCGGTCTGTACACACTATATTAGATATGGGTTGTTCTACTGGTATTTCTACGAATTACTTGCATCATGCCTTTCCCAATAGTAAGATTTTGGGTGTTGATTTAAGCCCGTATTTCGTGTCGACCGCTCTATATTCTAGTGAAAGAATGAATACCGGGTTACAATTTATGCATGCCAATGTCGAAAATGTACCATTAGTTGATGAGAGTTTTGATATGATCACATGTAATTTTCTCTTTCATGAAATGCCTTATAACGCCACTATAAACACCCTGAAAGAAGCCCATCGATTATTGAAAACAGACGGGGTATTGGCTATTGTTGATTTGAATCCTTTTACATTGAAACAACATTTTAATGAAAATAAGTTTCGGTTATGGGCATTTGAAGTAACTGAACCACATATTTATGATTACTATAGACGTAATATGAAAAAAACGATGGAAGAATGTGGATTTGAGAGCATAATGATAAAAGAAAATGATCCATTGAATGTATTATGGATGGGTAAAAAAGGAGGTGTAAAAATTAAAGAAATTAAAACAATAAACGATGTCGATTTCGCAACTCCTCCAATAAAACGTAAATTAGCCCTTGTTGGAAGAAATTAGGTTCATGGCTCGCTTCGCTCGCCTCCTAATAAGAACATTTAATATGTGATTACAATAATTACATATTATTAGGACTCGCTTCACTCACCCATTTCACACTCTCCTATCTCACGATCACCTATTTCACATCCCCAAAAAAGGAGGGGGTATGGGGGAACCTTGGTTCCCCCTATCTTTTTTGCACAAAAGACATGCCAAATTTTTTATCTTCTTTCCTTGGGCTTAACATTGATGGACTTAACATTGTTGGTATTTCTTTTACTGTAGAGTATACACTTTCCATACTAACAGCAATTTCATCTTTTTTTGTCTCATCTACATCTTCATCTTTTTTACCCCATAAGTTTGTGATTTTTCCCTTTAACCATCCCGAACTCTCTTCCACCTTATCAACTACTTCATCCGTAAT